AACCAGTTCAAACCAGTTCAGAAAAACCCCCCAAACTTAGGGGGGGATGAGAGTTTTTTTAAGTTTCTTAAAGGGGGGGTTAAGCAAACACTAAACTCTCATTTGACTTATTTACCTCTGATACCTAGATTGGGGATAGATTGTGCATGATTTGACTTTTTTACTTATTATTGTAGAAAACTCTTAATAACTCAGTTAAATTAACACCCTATCTTTTTCCCCTTCATTTGACTTTTTTTGATCCGTCTTTATCCCTGCTTCTAGTCCATTAACCCAGTCTCTTATCAAGCAATAAGGACAACCTTCTACTCCACACTCATGAGTTCTTATAGCCTGTCTAAACCTTTCTACACTTGTCTCTCTGGGACTAGGTATATCGTTAGCCATTGCCATACCACTTAGAGTAGAATGTATATGCTACTAATGCTACTGCAAAAACAAATACTGCTATGCGTACATTATCCATGTTAAATACTTTATTACTCATTTGACTTTTTTGTTTCCTTCCTTTACAATAGCGAATACATCTGAGTCTTTCATAATTAAATATGTCTCGTTCTCTAGGGGGTTGGTTCCTAGCTGTACCTCTGTCCCTGCAAACTGGGGAAATAATACTAAGTCTCCTACTTTTACATCTAAGGCTTGTCTCTCCCCTCCCTCCAAAAGTCCCTCACCACATGCTACTACTAAGCCCTCAGTAGGAACCTCTTGTGCTTGCTCGGTTAGGATAATACCTCCAGCAGACTTTGTATCTGCCTGTGTTCTCTTAATAACAATGCGGTCTCTTAGTGGTTTAATCATCGGCTTTCTATTGCCCTCTTCATCTTCCTGCACACATCACCATAAGTCTCTCTTACGAGGACTGGCTTAAGCTTCTGGGTAGGATGTTTATGGTCCCGAATAAACATTAAGCATGAGTAGTCTGTTCCTTTCCCATCTTCGAAACGATGTACCTTAATGATAGTATTACAGTTGACTAACATCTTGTATGGTATGTCCTCCAACTTAATTAATCCTACCTCGTTGAAAGAACTGTTTTGTACACGGAACTCCGCGAAATTCCTGAAAATGTCTCCATTAAACCTACTCATCTTAGGGATAATAGTCTGCTTTCCTCCTTGTGGAACAGGGGCAAAGCTGCTGAAAAGGACTACTGCTGTTAGCAGTATACTTGTGATAGAAATATATTTGATCATGATTCTTCCTCTCACTCAATTGAGTGATATATACTATAATAGAATGCACATTCTATTAATGGAGTAATATGTTAAAATTAATATGTTGGGTAGTTCTTGGTCTTGGTCTGGCTGCATGTAGCGGAGGAGCTAAGGGGGATAAAAGCGGTCCTCGTGTTCTCCCCACTAATGAGGTAGCACTTCTTACTAACTTTGAGCCTGTAGGTGGTTACCAATCTCACCTTCCTCTCATCCAATTCATTGACTACAACACGTTCACTCTTAGGTTAAATGAAGTTGTTATAATGGATGAGTTGGTGAATACCTTCTCGTGGGCTACCTTTAAAACATCCAACTTCGGTAGTCATTTAGTGGGAGCTATGTTTATGAATGGCAGCCCAAAAACAGATTTATATTTGTGGTTTACCGTAAGCCTAGCCAATACTCAGGAAATTGCTGAATATCAGCTAAACTTAACGATAACCCCTAAGGCAAATTCAATCCTGGGCTTTGAGACCATTACAATCGGTACTCAAGACCCAAGTAGAATCGCAGTAGAATATACTCTCAAGTGATTACGCAATAAAGCGACCGTCTCGTAGCTGGAGTTGAAAAGTCTTTCTCATCTCCTCGATACGCTTACGCCACTCACCGTCTCTCTTCTTGTTGGAGCTATCCACTCGCTTCTTCATAGCCTCGGCCCACTTCTTCCTTGCTGCTTCCATTTTCTTCTGGGTGTCATTTGACTTTTTAGTAGTGGTGCCTCTCTTCCCTCTAGTGCCTCGGGAACTACGACCTCTAATAGAACGACCTCCTCTCCTGGAACCCCTCTGAGAACGCGCAACCCTCTTCTTGAGAGCCTCCAGTTCCTTTTTGAGAGAGTTACACTTAGGGCAACCCTTCTTAACGTCAGCCTTCTTATGGGCAGCCTCGACATGCTTTCTATCATGCTTAACTCTCTGTCCGATAACTGGTGCAGCAAATGCACACATCAACAATACACAAATAACATTCTTCATAGCATTCTCCTAATCATTTAGAATTTTAGGTTTTCTTGCGAAAACGGTATAACGAGTGTAATCCACACTCATAGGCTCCCATCCTTCCTTTTGTAAGTATTCCAGCAACTCATTTAGAGCCGCAATGGAACTAGGAATGGATGAGGTCTCAAAAACTTTATACTCGTACATACTTATATATACACACGCTCAGTAATATTATAGCGGTAATAGGTGTACCAAAGTAGTGACACATTAAGATCACCGCAAAAAAGACTGCCAAGAGTCCCCACACAAGGGAGAAGATGCTCTTATTATCCTGAAAATCTTTCATTTTACAACTCATTCTCCAGTATTGCGGATAGATGTTTAATCTGTTTATCAGCCTCAAACCAAGTGGTATTAAGATTTTCAGAAACCTTCTTGACATTTATCTTACCATTGGGCTTTACCAGTGTTGGGTCTTGCACCACCATACTGATAAGTTCTTGCTGAATTGGAGTTAAGTAGAAGGCTATCTCTTCTAAAGCTATGGCAACATCAGGATCTCCAGTACACTCTTCCATTTGTAGAACTTCCTCCATTTCAGTAGAGATTGTCCCCTTTAGGATGGATGATTTCTTCGTGATCTTAGCACCCTTATTATTTTTCTTGGTCCACAGACACGTTTTAATGTATCGGTCGAAACCTTTTGAGCCCCAAAAATCATCGAACTTACCGTTAGCCCCATCATTCTGTTTCTCAAACCCAGCTACAGCCTCCATCGCAGCCATCCTGATGTCTTGTAAGTTATCATCAAAGTTAGCTGTAGCTGTGTCTCCACTAATCTGATGGCTGATTTTATACATCAGCATACCATACTTCTTGTTAATTTTATTCCACTGGTCTTCAGTCATCATTCTTCACCTCAATATTTATAAGTTTAGGCGCAACAATGTCATTCATACAATAGAACGTATGGTGAGCATCATCGGCCAGTACAATTCTAGAGTTCTCCTTGATATTTTCAAGGAATTCCTTCTCCTCTCTCCACTCCTTTTTAGTAAATGTCCACGAATAGGTTAGATTCACTGTCATGCTTTTCATTATAACTTCCTCTTAACCAACAAGAACGTCGCCCTGCGTGATTATCACATGCTTGGCTTCCAAAATTTGTTTCCCATTTTTATATCTAAATGTTTCCATGGTGTAAGGGTTATAAGTAACCTTCTTTTTACACCTATTAATAATCTTTTTCTGTTGAAGACCTCCCAAATAAGAGACGGTCCCACGCACAAAAGCGTGAACATTCTTTCTACCCTCTCGGAGTACTTTCTCCCTACCCGCTGGTTGTACCGCAAAAGTAGCATTCGTGAGATATAGTCGAGGAGCAGGAATACCAAACCCGATATCATAAAGGTATCCCATTACTTTTCCTCGGTAACGAATGGAAAAACAATTCTTATGAAGGTTGCGATAAACTTCTACCCTCTTGCCTATGATGTCTTCGTGATCTTTCATCGTTCATCCATTATACCATATTGGGAGAGCGTGTCAAGCCCCTATCTCTAAATTTTTTGGGGCTTGTCGTATCTCTTCATACCCAGAAGACCATACCCCACTATATCCTGATACGGATTTTCCTCAAACGCTTGTGGATCTGACGCTATACGGAATAGTTTATCTAGTATCCTCGCTATGGTAAGCAAATCATCGTATTGATCTGGTTTAATACCATTGGGAAACATTTGTCTGAGACACTCCCCACTCCTGCCAAAAGAATCTCCATAGGCTTCTTGTTTTTCTTTGACAATTTTACCTACAGCCTGTCCTACTTCGGAGAAATCGGTGTTTTTCATCATTTTCCTCTAAATAAGGCTAACCTGCCAAAATGGCAGCCTCAGATTGCCTTCTAAGGGCCTTCGACCACCTAAAAGGTATCAGAGTACCTCTGAATTTGGTGCGTTTCGTCATTTTAATGGTGAGTGCGGAAGGACTTGAACCTTCGACCAGCGGCTTAAAAGGCCGATGCTCTACCACTGAGCTACGCACCCAAATGGTAGGGAGAGCGGGATTCGAACCCGCACTGTATGGATTTTAAGTCCACTGCCTCTGCCGTTGGGCTACCTCCCCTTTAGCTTTCTCATTAGGCAGTAGGCAAGCCATCTCTTCTTATCACTCTTCTTATGTTTATACTGCATGGCGTTATAAAAATAACTATACCCTGCTCTCTTAGGAAAATTCTTTTTCCTAAATTTAATGTACTCCCAGGCTTGATCTTCATTCTTAAAAAACTTAAACTTAATTCTCTTAGCTTTTTTCATCTGAAATTTTGCGTGGGCCCTTTTCAACGCCAAGAAGTTTTGTTAAATCAGCCTGTGCTTCGAGCATCTCTTCCTTCTGTTGGCTCATCTCATCAAACTGCGTCTGCACTTGCCCTAACTGAGCACTCACCGAAGCTATAGCCTCATCTATTTGAGACAAGCCCATCTCGCAGCCCTCTAACATTCTTTCCAAATACTTTTTACTTACCTTATCCATAATTATTCTTCCTTTTCTCCCATCTTAGGAGCTTGTTCGTTAATTATCTCAATCATCTCAACGGATGAATCTGGGATAATCTTTAAGGTTCCATCCAAACACAGAAACTGCCAATATTTGTCTCCTCTCAGGTATGTCAAAATATCATAACTCTCGGAACGACTTCCTGCATGATCACCAAAATGAACAATAACTTTAATCATATTACTTTCCTTTCTATAACAAATGGTAGCCCCGACAGGACTTGAACCTGTGACCTCCCGTATATAAGACGGAGACTCTAACCAACTGAGCTACAGGGCCACATGTCCTATAATAGACAAGGTTGCCTATTTATTAAAAAACTTCCCCCAAATTTCTTTGAGGGAAGCAGGTAGCGAAATTCCAAATCGCACGAAGGCGTATAGCCTACCCAGCGGCTTGGTTCAATTCGGTTTCATCAGAAGTTTCCTCTAGTAAGTTTACCAACACTAATTTGCCATCAATAATCTTAGGAGTGTATAGGTCCCCCTTCTTCTTTGGAAGTTTTCGCTCTAACAATGTCTGGGCTATGACTGGGGCGACCTCATTCTTAATAAAACGCTTAATATTTCTAGCTCCATATTCTTCTGAATACCCATTAGTGACAATGAAATCTAACAGGGCTTTATGTTTTTTAATAGGCAGATGAGTAAGAGAAAGCGTAGCTATCTTCCTTAAGTGTGAAGGTTCTAAAGTATTAAAGAACATATAGTTGTCTATGCGATTCATAAATTCCGTAGGAAACTTTTTCTTAACAGACTTTTTAATTTCCTCTTCGGATCCTGACACTGTAACTCTCTCCCCACCAAACCCCAGCTTCTTTCCAATTCTGATGTCGGAAATTCCCTGGTTGGAGGTGAAGATAAATATAGATTCAGTAAAGTCCAGAACTTTTCCCATGTTATCAGTGCAAGTTCCATCATCTAGGAGAGACAATAAAAAATCATAAAACTTGTGGTGGGCCTTCTCAATTTCATCAAAAAGAATTACCCACCTATTGGACTTCTCAGCCTTCTCAGCCATTAAACTCTTCTCACTATGTCCAACGTACCCAGGAGGGGAACCAATTAGCTTCGCATACTCATGGGCATGAGCATATTCTGCACAGTTAATCTTCCAAAAATTCCCGCTGTACTTTTGACCCAGAAGTCTAGCCAACTCTGTCTTACCTACTCCAGTAGGGCCTATGAAAAAGAAGGAAGAATTTTTATAAAGGCCACTAGCAATTAACTTGATGCTATCTACTACACTATTTACAGCCTCCTCTTGCCCCACCAATTTTCTTTTTATATATTTCTCCAAGCCTTCAACATCACTCAAGGTACGCATGGATTTCAAACTTCTAGAAGAAGAGTTCTGGACATTAACAGCATGATCAAAGAGATCTGCCATAGCTTCCTGAATCTCCTCCATGAAGGTACTATTATTAATATCTTGACAAACAAAACCCAAGTCAAGAGGAGGGTACGCATCAATAATAGAATTATAGACTGCCCTTAACACATTTAACTGTGCCTCTTCATCCTCGGGAAGGCTCCCAAAAAACTCCTCCGCATTATGAAGAATGCCTTTAATGATATGAGTCATGTAACTAGCAATAGTTAATGGCTTCTCCAAATCTTGGATTTTTCTCTTTACAGAAC